AACTGCCCCAAGAGTGGGGCGATGGTGACGATTCAGAACCGCGTGTATGCGATCTCCGATGACGGCCAGACGGTCAAGTTCTGCAAGGTGGGTGATCCCACCGACTGGACAACGGCTGGCAATGCGGGATTCTTGCCCATCTCTCAGCACTTCGGCGGCAGCCAGCGCGCCTACGGCCTCGGGCAGTACCAAGGCAAGTTGTCGGTCTACGGCGATCAGTCCGTGCAGCTGTGGAACGTTGACCCGGATCCGACCGCGATGGCGCTGGACCGCGTGATCTCTGGCGTGGGAACGCGCCACCATCGCAGCATCGTGTCCCTCAACGGGGACGAGCTGTTCCAGTCCGAGACCGGCGTCCGCTCGCTCACGACGCCGAACAATGCCCTGTTCCCGACCGATGTGGACGTGGGCCTACCGGTGCGCGCGATCACCAAGAGCCCAGTGCAGACGACCCGCTTTGCCCTTGGGGCGCTGGAGCCGGCTGTGCTGGCGATGGCCGCCACGCCGCTGTCGCAATACTGGATCGCCGCACCCGGCGCATGGAGCCACTGAGATGCTGGGAACCGGCCTGCTCGCTACCCGCCCGCTCGCATCCTCGCCGCGGCTGCCGCGCCCGTTCCGCCCGGCCAGCGTCGCGGGCGAATTCGGCTGGGCCGCTTGGTCTTTCAGTCGGCAGGCCAAGCTCAATGCCTGGGGCTGGCACGGCCTGGGAGGCGGCGACCTGTACGCCATGGCCACGCTCGGCAATGTCGTCTACGTGCGCAAGAGCGAGGACGGCTACATGCACGCGCTCAACCCGGATGTCTTCTACGCAGACGGAGAGGTCTCGACCGAAAGCCAGAGCGTGGAGGCCATGACGCAGTGGCTGGATTTCGGTCAGCCGGGAAAGGGCAAGGCGCTGACTGGGATTGATTTCGATGGCGTCGGAATCGACACGATCGAGGTCTACATCGCCGAGGCCGGCAACCGCGACGGCGTGTTGGCCGAGTCGATCCCGATCGGAAGCAACGACGGCGGCTGGACCTACAACGGCGAGGTGGTCCCGCTGGAGGTGGCCGCGACCGAGTTCAAGCTGCGATTCATCGGGCGCGCCGACATCGAGGCCACGGTGAATCGTCTGACGCTTTATTGGGAGCCGATCGCATCGTGACCCCGCTGTTCCTAACCTCGCAAAGGCTGCTGTCGCAGCACTGGCCTGCGGCGGCAAGGCTGCTCGAGCCGGTGCTGGGCGCGGCGCGGGGGGAGTTCACGCTGGACGATCTCGAGGAGCTGTGCCGGGATGGCCAGGCCGTGGCCGGCGTGCTGTACGAGGGCGAGAGACCGGTGATGGCGATGGTCTTCGAGTTCCGCTACTACCCGCGGCGCACGGTGTTGAACGTCATCGCGTTGGCGGGCAGCAACCTCGCCCAGGTGGCCGGCACTTTCTGGCCCAGTTTTGTTGCGTGGGCGAAAGAATCGGGAGCAACCGAGATCGAGGCCAGTTGCGCCCCGGCGATGACGCGCATGCTGCGCCCCCTGGGGTTCTCGCACACCTACGACACGGTGAGGATGCCATGCTGATCTACCCGCGCCACGACCCGCGATTCCAAGACAAGCGCCTGTACAAGGGTGGGGACGGCGGCGCCGGTCAGATGCGCGCCGACGAACAGGCGCGCCAGGACAAGGTGCAGGCCGCAGTTGATGCGATCAACGCCAAGTTCGGCATCGGCTCCGGCGGCACGGGCGCGACGGCGATGCCCACGCGCGAGCAGTTCACCAAGAAGGGCGCCTCCAGCATGTGGGTGCCCGGCGCGGGGCAGGGCGAAGACTCCAACCAGGGCGGCTATTACGGCAACCCCGGCCAAGACGTGTTCGATGAGGCCGGCTACAACAAGGCCCTCGAAGCTGCCAAGGCCCAGGTGCAGGATGTCAGCGCCGCCAAGGATGCACGCGAGAAGCAGTACGCCGACATCTCCGCAGCCGTGCGCGACACGGCCCTGCGCGATCTGGACCGGCAGTACTCCAAGGCGAGCAATCAGAACCTGTTCGGGCTCGCGCGCTCGGGTCTGCTGGGCGGCTCGGTGGATGCCGAGTCCGGCGGCGAGCTGTCCACGCTGTATGGCGAGGGCCGACTGAAAGCCGAGCAGCAGGGCGTGGGCGCCGCGGCGGATCTGCGGGCGAGCGACGAGAAAACGCGCTCCAACTTGATCTCTCTGGCGCAGTCTGGGCTGGACACCGGCACCGCGGCGTCGATGGCGGCCGGTCAGATGGCGGCGGCAGCCGACGCGGCCAAGGCCAACGCCAACGCGGCCACGGTCGGCGACACCTTCGGCAACCTCTCGCAGGCGTATTTGACAAACAAGGTCTTGCAGGCCCGCTACCCGAATGGTCTGCCGCAAAGCGGCTCGGGCGGGTACTTCACCAACGTGTTCAACCCGGGCGCCGGCAACAGCGGCCGCATTTCCAAGTAGGAGCAGCCGTGGATCCGTTGACGTTGGCGATCATCACGACCCTTGCGGGCTCTGGCCTGCAGATGTACTCGCAGAACCAGGCGGCCAAGCGCCAGCAGCAGGCGGCACTGGAGTCGCAGCAGCGCCAACTCGCCGCGCGCAACCAGACGACGGACATGGCCGCCAAGGCGGCCAACGAGTTCGACCCGGCGACCCGGGAGCAGAACGCGCAGGACGCGACGCAGCAGCTCACGCAGCAGTACGAGAGGGCCGCGCAGCAGCCCGGCGTGACGGCGCAGGGCCTGCAGATCGGCGCCACCGTGCCGGATGGCTCCGCAGGTGCCGATTACACGACGGCTCGCGCTCGTGAGGCAGTCAAGACGACCCAGAGCCTGCGCGCCCTTGCGGGCCTCATGGGGCGCATCGGCGGCGCGAGCAAGCTGCGCCAGGACGAAGCAGTCAAGCTGGGCGATACCGCCGGCAACATTGAACGGGTCCAGCGCGGCGCCGAGAACGTCTCGGGCATCGACCAAATCGGCATCCAGGCCGCCGGGCAACAGAACCCCTGGACGCAGATTGCTGGAGCTGGCCTGCAGGCCTATGGCCTGAGCGGGCTGGCAACGGCCGGCCTCGAGAAAGCGGCGAATCCCGCTTTTGCGCTTGCCCCGGAGCAGGGCGGAACGGGGTTGAGCCTGTCCAAAGCCGGGACAGGTCTGAACTTTGGTAGCGGTGGCCTGGGCCTCAAGCAGGTTCCCTGGATGACCGCAGCCGCGCGCTAAGGAGAACAGAATGCGGTTTCGACTTGGGACCGGCGTGACGGCCGGCGGCGGCGAAGGCGGAGGACTGGCGGGCGGCATCAGCCGCGCCATCAGCGGATTTGCGATGCTGCCTGTCATGCAGGCGCAGGCTGCCGAGCAAGGGGAGCAGGCCGCGGCCAAGAGCGCATTGATGGCGTCCCAGCAGAAGCTGGCGGATGCCCACGCGGCACTGTTCGGCGCGCAAGCGGATGGCGAGCGCCAGCAGCAAGCTCGCGGCACCACCGATGCGCTCCTGGATAGCGCCGCCTTGCAGAATGGCGTGCCGCTTCATCTGCTGGGCGAGTACGCGACCTACGCCAAGACCGGCCAGCTTCCCGGCCAGTACGTGCAGCCGCCGGAAGATCTGGGCGGCGGTCCGGCGCTGCCCGCGCCTGGCTATGCCGATCCGGGCCTCAGCCGGCGGATCTCCCAGACCCTCGGGCTGACGCAAAACGCGCTGGCCATGGGCGATAAGGACGTCGCCCACGTAGCGGATGCGGCTGGCAAGTACCAGAAGCAGGGCGCGATCGACGCCATGGCCGCACATCCTGGCCTGGTTGCAGCCTACGGGCCCGCCTTTGCCGCCAGCGAAGGCAAGAAGGTCATCGACAACATCGGCGAAAGCGGCGCCGGGTACAACGTCTTCACGGGTCAGGGGCAGACGCTGGACCCGGGCATGTACGCGCTGTTTGGCGACAAGGGTAAGGCCGAGATCCGCCAGAAGAATGCTGCGGCCGGGGCGAGCAATGCGTCTGCCGCCAAGTACCGCGCCGAGACGGAGCAGATCGTCAACGGTCCCAAGGGTGTTCTCGTGCAGACCGAGGCGGGTCCCGTTTTCGCGGATCCGCGCTCCGGTCGGAGCGTGCCGGTTCTCAACGCAGACGGCACTCCGGCACTGCCGGCCAAGAAGGATAAGGCACTGCCTGCAAGTGCCGCGAAGGGCTTGCTAGAGAACCAGGACACGCTGCGCCGGGCGGAGACCGCGCTGGCCCTGGCGGAAGGCAAAACGGTTGGCGGGATCCAAGGCGACGCGGAGGCTACGGGCCTGAAAGGCTACTTGCCCAATGGGCTGCTCAACCGAACGGATGCCGGAGGCGTCGATACCCGCGCTGCGCTGGCTGATCTGAGCTCCATGCTGGTTCACGATCGAAGCGGCGCGGCCGTGTCGGCGTCTGAGTTCCCCCGCCTGCGCCCGTTCGTGCCGCTTGCAACGGACGATCCGGAGACCGTGCGCAAGAAGCTGGCGATGTTCGTCAACAACTACCGCGCGATCGTGGATGACCAAGTGGACTTCTACAAGCAGTCCGGCTATGGGGTGCCGAACGAGACGCTTCGCAAGGCAGACGTGAAGCCCGCCGCTGGCGCTTCTGGGAAGCAGCCCTTCCAGCTCAGCGCCAAGGATGCGGAGCTCCAATACAACAACCTGCCCAGCGGCGCGGAGT